AAGAAAAATGGATTCCTTGCGAAAACAAATTTTTAGGAGAAAATCAATTTGAAATTGACCCAAAAACTTTCGCAAAGTATCAACTAATTTCGAAAATAAAATATGTAGTCCATAGTCACTACATGCAAGATTGTCATCCAAGTGAGCATGACAAGAAAAACTGTAAGGTATTAGGTATTCCATACTTAATCGTATCTTACCCTGATAGAGGAGTTAATATTTATGACCCACGTTAAGTTAATGGGAGAAATGGGAGAAAAGTTCGGAGCGGAATGGAACATGGATGTTTCCAATTTTCGTGATGTTTTTCGTCTTATTGATTGCCAAACAAATGGGTTTAAACAATACTTAACAGACTGTGCAGAAGAGGGTATAAACTTTACTATTCAAAACGGAGAAGATTTAGTAGACGGTACTCTTGACGCAATGATAGCTCCTGTAAAAGATATCGTAGTTATCACTCCCGTTGCTGCAGGTGCAGGTATGAAAGATGTTTTAAAAGTAGTATTTGGAGTCTTTTTAATAATGTACGGACCAGCAATGGCAGAGGGTTTATTTGGGGCCGGAGTAGAAGCAGAAGGCGTTGTAGAGCTCGAAAGACTACAAAAAGCAAAAGCATTCACAACAAAAGCAATACAAGGAGTAGGGACTAATTTAGCACTAAGTGGTGTACAAGGATATTTAACTCCTGATACTCCCTCAACTTCAGGAAAAAGTTACTTATTTAATGGCCCAGAAAACAATGTAAAAGAAGGAGTACCAGTGCCTTTATTGTACGGGCAGCTAATGGTTGGAGGCTCAGTAATAAACTTCGGAGTAGAAGAAGAAGCTCTCCCGCCTCTTGGTTTACAAGGATATACAAGAATAACAGATGGTTCCTCTTCATGGACTACAAGCGACGGTTCTTCCGGGGGCGGTAGTGGAAAAGATAAAGGAATAACTCATGCATTTTAGGAGAAAATAATGGGATATGTAAGACGATTTGCTGACGAATTAGAAGCAGCATCAAATAATAATGTTGGCGGCTCAAACGCAGTAGCAGGAACCTCTAGTACTATAGAAGGCGCAAAAAACATGCCCGAAGAAAACCAAACTGCAGTAGTATATGACGTTTTATCTGAAGGCCCAATTGAAGGTTTGGTAGACGGAACAAATTCAATATTTTTAGATAAAACTCCTGTAACTATAGAAGATAAAAAATACCAACCTATAGTAATTGCGAAAGGTAATTTTACAGCAAGTACATTAACTATAGTAGATTCTACTAGTTCTAATCCTTTTGCTAATCTTTCTACAGAAGATGGTAAAAGATTTGTAAGAATTGCTAAAGGTAAAAAATTAATTACAGGTAATGGAACTTCTACAGGAATTTCAGGTACTGAAGGCTCGAATATAATTACTTCATCTAGTTCTTTTTTCTCTCAAGATGATTTAGCAAGTATAAATCCTGCTACAGGAACAGATGTTTTTATTGATACAGAGATACCTGATCCTTTTATAAGAATAGAAGGAGCAGGAGCTAACTCTTCAGTAGAACTCGTAACTCCTATAGTTAGATTTATTAGTACAACTTCTGTAGAAATTGGACAACCTTTACCTAGAACTATTGCACATAAAACAGCAGCTATTGATAAGATAGGTACAATTGATAGTTTTACTGATGCAAATACTGCAGTTATAACACAGTCAACTCCTTTAGGCACTGCTAAAGTAGATGCTACTAACGTAGAAATTCTTGTAAATACTCCTGCCGCAGTAAATATAGAAGATCCTATATATAATTTCCAAAACTTTTCATACTCATTTATGAATGGACATCCAGATCAGCCATATTTAAAAGGATTCAAAGACATAGGTAGCGCTAGTATAATTGAGAATAAAAATGTTGCGATAGAACAAACACTAGGACTTCTTTCCAGTCCGAATAATAAGATAACTGGAAGATGGAGTGATAATACGGCGGATGCTAGTGCTCAAGCTGTAGTTGTTACAGATAACGCAATATCAAATCCTAATGAAGTAGACAGCATAAAATTAACCTTTAAGTCTCCTACTATGATAGCACATAAATCAAGTAGTGGTGATGAGAAACCGGCAAACTGTGAGTTAAGAATCTTTTTAGGCTATAAGAAAACAGGAGATAATGCTTTTACACAAAAGCTTATGTTTGGCCCTACAGATGAAGATCTAAGTTCAAGGGAAACTAATAAACAGTCAAGACCTTGGGAAAATGCACACAATAGTGGTAGAATTAGAACAGAAACAAGAACACCTTTTGCAGAAAGCTTTACTATTGATTTAAATGCTTATAAGCCTTTATCAGATTACCAAATAACAATCCAAAGAGTAGACCCAGCTATTGGGAAAAATGGAGATTATAATCACACTGCTACTGTTACTTTAGATACTGTTGAACATAGATTTACAGATAAATTATCCTATCCTCATGCTGCATACTCCGCAGTACTTTTTGATGCGGAATCCTTTTCAAAAATACCTTCTCGTTCTTATGAGCTAAAAGGATTAAAAGTAAAAGTACCTACTAACTATTTTCCAAAAGGTGAAGGTGGAAGAACCCATGGAGAGTATGACAGGAATATAAGTTCAGGAGTAGACTCTGGCAGTTATCAAAACTGGGATGGAAACTTTAGAGGAGACTTAGCCACTTATGATGAAGGGCATGTTAACAATGAACTAGTATGGACAGATAACCCTGCTTGGATTTTCTATGACTTAGTAACAAACAAAAGATATGGAATAGGAAAATACATAGAAAATAGTCAAGTAGATAAATTCGAATTGTATAAGATCGCAAGATACTGTGACGAACTTGTAGCAGATGGAAAAGGCGGACTTGAACCAAGATTTACTGCAAACGTATATATAAAAGAAGCAGCAGACGCACTTAAAGTATTAAAAGATATTTCCCAAGTATTTAGAGGAATGTTATATTGGTTAGACGGTCAAATTCAATTTTCACAAAACAGATATGAACAACCTATATTTACTTTTTCAAAAGCAAATACTGTAGGAGGATTTGCTTACACTTCGCCCAGAGGACAGTTTAGATCAAATCAGATTAGAGTAACTTGGAATGACCCAGACTCTATGTATAAACAGGCAGTAGAGATCGTAGAAGATACTAACAATATATTAGAAACTGGAAAAGTTGTACCTAAAACCATTGTAGCTTTTGGAGCAACTTCAAGAGGACAAGCACATAGATTTGGTAAGTCGAGTTTATTCACAGAGATATTAGAAGCTGAAGCTGTAGCATTTCAGTCTTCTATCAACGCAGGATTCTTAAAACCTGGCAACGTAGTATTAATTCAAGATGCAGACAAGGATGTAATATCTAATTCTGGTCGTATTTCAAATTTTAATCCAGAAAGCGGACTAACACTGGATGAGACAATGGGCAGTGGTGGAGCTTCTGTTCAAATAGAAGGAAACGGCGCCTCTCCAGAACCTTCTTATACCTCAACTGAGCAAAATCAAAATGTAGTATTTGCCGGTGAAGTAAATCTTCCTTCAAGTTTTTCACAAGATGCTTGTATATGGGAGCATGGAGGAACTGGCGTAGGTTCTTGGCTTGGTGTTCGTAGTATAAGTGGAGTCTACAATCTTACACTTAGAAGTGGAGAAGGAGATTCTAATATACAAGTAACTTCATCAGACGGTATTGTTTCAAATATTCCAATAGCAGATATTCCAGAGTTTGATGGTCAAGTGCATACAGTATGTTGGGAGATTTCTTGTGACTCAACTCCAGGAAGTCATAGATTATGGATAGATGGAAAACTTTATATTGATGACGAAACTACAGGCGGTGCTTTAGAAAATACTGCTTGGTCAGGGGGAGATGAAGGGGGCTGGTTAGAAGCAAATGGATCACAATCTGGAAATCTTTCTGCAAATTCATGGCCAGTAGCAACAGGTTCTTCGGGACTAAGACATTATTTTAATGAATTAGTAAGTTCTTCAGTTTATGGTAATTCTACAACTAAAGTTAATCTAGATAGACCAGTAAATCTTTCAAGTGGAAATACTTTCAAACTTTCTGTAATGTACCCACAAGGTGGTGCGTACTTATCAAATGTTAGTGCTATTATAAATGATAATATAGAAAATGCTTCTACAACAAATAATTACGAAAGAGGAGATTTAGTAACTCATGCAAACGTAAACGGAACAGTAGTAAAAATAACAACTGATGAACAAGCAAATAATGCAGTAGATAGTAGTGG